GGCCACTTGATTGTCAGTTTCACCACCCATCATAACTTCTGTATGTTCAGAAGGATGAGGAGTTCTGCATGAAAGTCATGGTTGTACGGTTGCTTCCATTTCTATTTGTGAGTTAATCGTCACTTATGGAATTAGACAAAGAAGAGGAGCCCACTACCTTAAGTGTGGGGACGACTGCTGCAGTCGTAAATGCAGCATCCCTTGAAGCAGTTCATTCTGCTTTCAACGAAGTCTTGGTTGCGACCCCGGTTGCTCCCAAGCGGGCGGGCCCAGCCTTGAGAGGGCCATCCCATCCACCTGTTAGGGGGGGTGCAATCCGTGGTCGTGGTGTAAACCATGCTCGCGGTGGCCGCCATGGTGCTCGTGGTGGCCGTTCTCTGTCTCGTCCACAAGTTTCAGGCCACGTTATAATTAGTGGTGCTGTCGGTGCTGATCCTCAGAATGCTGGTCATGAGGAAGAACATGTTTATGCTCCTGAAGGTCCAGTTTTTCATGATGATTTTGAGGAGCCTATTAGGCCTCCTGCCCGTTCAGTGCCATTTCGTAATAATGTGGATCTGTCTATATCTGCGCCGGTTGAGGTCTCGGATGATGAATTCGTGAATACACCGGCAGGCCCTAGACGTTTTGACTTTGTTTGGAGAAAAGGAGATTATGCACATACAGCAGGGGTTGTAGGGGAGTTGACCATGCATGTTCTTTCTAAAATTTTCCGTGCGATAATGCGTTTTCACCTTCCACAACTTACACCTGCTGATCAAGGTGTTCTCCGTTCTTATAGCCCAGTGGATAGAATTCTTCCACAGTATCCAGTTTATATGGATTGGGCAACAAAGAAGACTGAGATAACTCGCATGGGGGTTGTGTTGCTGCTGCTTGCCATTTGTATGTCCTCTACCTATGGAGTGTTGCGTGCACTCTGGTGGTGGGGTTGGGTACCCGCTGTTATTGGTATGGCCTTTTTGGCGGGTATCGTTCGTCCCCTTGGGAGGTTTGTTGGGTATCATTTGTTGGGTACCAGATTTAGGGACCGTAACTCAGAATTGGTGGCGTGGGAAAAATTGGGTCCAGTTGAACCTTTACACCCTACTGTTACAGATCAGAGACCTAGTGGGGTTAGGAGTGCCGATGTAGTTTTGAGCGCTCAGTATGTCCGCTTTAGGAGGTGGTCTATGACGCCCCGTAAGGCTACCGGCGCAGGTTTTGGGCCTTTGGATTGGCTGATTGATAGTCTAGTTGAGCCTCGGATTACGATATGTCATACCGATCATAAAGTTGACATTGCATCTGCGGCAGATGTCACGGCCGCTGCATTGGACCCGCGCGCAGCAGCAGACCCATTACAGGCCTTGATCATAAGGCGTCTTACCTTTTCGGGATCTGCGTCCACGGATTATCGCCGTGCGTTGCAAGGGAGTCAAAAGAGCACGGCTCTCTATGCGTTTGAACATTCAATGGCGCAGAACCAGTCCTGGGGTTTTACCCCCGGCCTCGACTAACCTCTCGAGTCGGGGCCACTTACATTTATGGCTATTCCTATCTGGAGATGGGTCCTGTCATGAACCTGTCGATGAAAGAGGATACGGCCATAAAGTATCCCAGGCCCGGCCATCCACCTCGGTGTGTGGCTGGACCTGCTGGCGAAAGCCTTGGCCCTCATGTGGTGGGGTATGCGAACCCCACACCTGACACCAGGCATGCCCTATCTGGACAACTAGGTTTCCTAGCCCGGGTGGGGTCGGGGAAGGGCGATAATGTTCCCCGCTGGGTCAGAAGGCGCGAATATCGTCGGTTTCGTTCATTCATGCGTACCATAATGTTGCGAGGTTCCCGGTTGCAGCCCTTATCTGAGGTGATGACCGTGGAAGATTGGCTTGATGGTAGCTCTTATAGCCAGGCCGAGAAGGATCGTTTGAGACGGGCTAATGAGGAGTTCGGAGAAAGTGATTCGCCCGGAGATCTGGCCAAGCGCTTCAAGCGCATCAGGGGCATAATAAAGGCTGAGTTTTATGATGCCTTTAAGCCCCCGAGAGTTATCGGGAGTCGGAATGACTATGCTAAAATTTTCTTTGGTCCTTTGATTAAGTCCATCGAGAAGAAAGTCTACCCTCTCCTGTGCAACCCTGATGGTACTTCTTACTTTATTAAGGGTAAGCCAGTTGCTGAATGGGCTGCCCATGTCCTAGATCATCTTGTTGTGAATGGGGCTAAGTATCTCACTTCTGACTATAAGGCATTTGAGGGTTCTTTTGTACCTGACCTCATGGCAATGTGTGAGTACCAACTCTATCGCTATATGACCAGACATTTGGGTACTGCTAAGACTAAATTGTTTGGAAAGATGATCATGTCCCGATGTATTTACACGTTTGAAGAGTGGAAGGGTATGGCTTCTACACGTTGTTCGGGAGATGTGAACACCTCCCTTGGCAATGGCTTTTCAAACCTTTGTTTCGCGCTTTATGCTTGCTACCTTTCCGGGATTACACCCTCAAGGGTGCGAGCGATGGTTGAAGGGGACGATGGCTTATTTGTCCTCCCCTTTTTACCTGATTTGAGTCCACTCCGTCGTCTTGGACTTACGATGACGTGGCAGATGCATGACAGTATAAATACTGCATCTTTTTGTGGTATGCGGTTCGATCCTGTGACCCGTACCAATCTTGTTGACCCCCGTAATAAGTTGCTGAACACGCCCTATGTCTTGGGCCCGCAAAACGTAGGATTTGGTCCGCGGAAAAAGGCGGCATACCTCCATGCGAAGGCGCTCTCGCTGCTTGTATGTCACCCTATCTGCCCGATCGTTACGGCTTATGCCCGGTGTTTAATCCGTCTGACACCGGTTTCTGCGGGTGAGGAAGCTTGGGGGTTGGCCCGTATGGATTCTTGGCATATGTCACGCTTGGGGCATTTGTCTTTGCCCCAGAGTGCTGAAATACCTGTGAGCACTCGAGTTCTTTTTTCATCAATGTTTTCAGTTTCCGTTGAGGAGCAGATTAGATGGGAGAAGTTCTTTGATGCAAAGGCGGATTTGAGGCCCTATTCCATTGATTTAGGTTTTTCGGACACACAGCGCCGCGTATTTGAGAGGTACGTTGTGTCCCTTGATTCCTTGGAATTGACGCGTGAACATTGTTTTCACGTTGACTCAAGGAAATTTTCTGCCCACTCCACTTGGAGTGGTCGTAGGGTTCGTTGAGAAGGGCCTTGGTCTGGTGTGCCCGGACCTGTTCTGATT